CACCCAGTCCTTTTTGGTTCAGGCCGTCTATGGCTTTACCCTGACCGCCCCAATAGAAGGTAGTAGTCATATCGGCATTATAGCACTCCTGGGCGGCGATTACGAAGGAGTGTCCATGGGCACGGATACGAAGCCCGCGTTTGATATACAGTTGCTTATTAGCGAGCGTAAGGGAGTTCCATTCGGCAGCAGTAAAGTATGCCTTGGAGTTATCCGAAATACGATTACAGGCAAGATGCAGATCAAGCAGACCGGCGGCCCACTTGATACGTTGTCCAAATTCAGATGCGCGGGAATTCTCGGTGACATCCGAGAAGCCCACGGCGTTCAGTGCTGCCACTTGTGCCTGTTTATTCAAGCGAAGCAGCGTTGCGCTTTGTTCATTCGTCATAGTTACTTGTTGATTAAATCATTAATATCCATATTGTCTTCAGCGAAGCGTTCGAGATATTCTTCGTAGGTTTCGCCGTTATAATATTCAAGGACTTCATTGATGTTGTCCAGCGTTACGTTATCGTAGTACGGTTCTCCGCCATAAGACTCATTATTGAACCAGTTGATCAGGTCGATGTAGGCATCTATGACGGTAAGGATGACAAGGCCGTCGATACCGGATTCAAGGGATTCGATTTCATCCGTTTCACGGATAACTGTCAGTTCATACGTGCCGTTGACCACCGGTTTATCCTGTCTGTTACCGTCCTCATCCATACCAGCAACTCCATATTCGAGAATGGCAAGAAGCTCGGAGCCGTCAGCCTTCAGTGTCATGTTCGAGATACGGAGCATGGAAAGTTTACGGGATTCCGTCTGTGAAGCGAGGACGTCACGGAGCATCTGGATGGCGTCAAGTTTAGGCGACGTTTCAAGACGCAGACGTTGAACGTTCGGCATAGATTCTATTTGCAGGCCGGACGGGGCGGAAAGACCGGTATAGGTCAGTTCAGGAAGACCGACAAAACGGAGGCTTGTCATTGTTGGTGGAAGAGAGATGTCATTAATCGGAGAAGTCTCTGCAAGAGTCAGGTTTTCCAATACACTGCCCTCGGTGTGGATATGCTCAATACGGGGACACTTGGAAGCATCAAGGCTCTTTGCTCCGGTATTCCTGATATCAAGTGTGGTTAGGAACGGCAAGTCTCCGAGCATATATGCCGCCAGTTTATTGTAACCCATACTACGTTCGACATGGTTTTCTCCACCTGTGACAAGGGTTTCCACAAGACTCATGACCGAGAAATCGAAGTTGTCACTAAGCGTCAATGCGGAGAGATCTATACTACTCATCCGGTCGGCTTGGTAGATGTACAGCAATGCACCCTCATCTTTGGCAAAGTTGGTGAATGTGTAGCTTTGTCCGGCTTCGAGGTAACAACTCTCCGAGAGGTTGCCCGATGCGTCATTGCCAACACCGAAGTAACCGGTTGCCGCTGCCATGATAGTTATTGTCGCATCTGCACCACAAGCGATACGCCCGGACAGAACACCGCTGAAGAAGTCTCCGGTCTGGTAATAACCGTCGCGGATGCGCCAACGAGTACGGATAAATGCCGGAAGCGATGTCAATCCAAGCCCTTGCAGAGCGTAGAAGTAGATAGCATCCGAGGTGGCGGTGTACTGGATATACTTCCGGTAGCCATCGTAAGAGCTGACCACTTTCGGCCATACCAACTGCCGTTTGGTACAATAAAAATAGATAGCACCATCCGGTGAGAAAGGTTTCATCATTTGACCGTCCACTTCTATTTGGCAGGAGCGCATAGCCGCGATGACCGTGCGCAGGTCTATGGTGTTTCCGTCGACAAGCAACACCTCCTGCTGTTCCCTACAACACACCCAAAGGATACTGTTCCACCCTGCAAACGGGTTGGTATACGTATCTGTCGAGGGTTTGCCGGGGTCTACTTCGGGGTCGGTATCGCAACCGCCGTCATTGTCCTTGTCGTTCACACCGTCAGCATCATATATCTTGTTAAGATACATGATAAGCGCGTTCGGTGAATAGACGCCCTTGGTAACGCTCGCCCCGCTTTCCAAGAACCACATGGGCTGCATATTCTTTGCTTGCTGGTCTTTGCCGCAGGCGTAATCGGTAAAGCCGTAGTAGCTCATCACTGATTTGGGGTTGGCGTGCAGACGCAGATTATTGCGCCAGTTCTCCTGCCACTGGGCATCGTTGTCCTTGTTACAAGTATCACAGAAGCGCAGCATATTATAGAGCTGGTAAGGCACTTTCTTCCCGAGCGCATAGTCGATGGCGAGCTGGTCATTGTCAACCATACACTCGAAATAGTATGTCCATGCCGGGAATGTGTCGCCGGATATTTCACCTTTGTCGATGAGTTTCTGAACCCAACTTGACTTCATTGAGCTGGGTTTCATCATATCCTCAACGGAAGAAACACCGCGCCACCAACACATCCCTTGGTACACGAGTAGTTCAAAACCTTCAACGGGGTTCAGTACATCACCCTCAATGAGCCATTTGCCATCTTCCTGATACATTGAACCGGTTGTATCCTTCCATGCGCCGTCAACGTAACGCATGAAGCGGTAGTCACGCCCGCAATACAAAGACAGCAGGTAGAGCATACCCGTATCAAGTCCGTCTGTAGCCTTGAAGCGTTCCTCTATCTGGTCAAGCGTTTCCTCTGCGCGGCCGAAGAACTCGACAAACGATGCGTCCTGATAGTTCAGACAGCCGAGGTTGTAACCGGGAGTGTTCATGAACCCAAGGGCGGTCTGTTCGCCTTTGTCCTCTTTCCAGTTACCACGCGCCTCGAAGTAGACATTCTGCAACGTGTCCGATGTGGAACGGAACACGCACACCGGGTGGTTGGCGGTCGAGTGATTCATCTCCAAGCCTTCGATGTGTATGTCACCCAAGTCATATGTGCCGTCAAAGAAGCGCTGGGCAGGGGTCAGGTAGTCGCCACCGAGAGAGCGGTAGGTGTAGTTCATCATGTCGCAAGTGCCGCAATCGTTCACACCGCTGGAATCAGAGAAGTCTATCTTGACGGTGATGATATCCACCGGGATGGTATTCTCGCCCACACGCACTTTTTTCTGCTTGAAAAGAGCGTAGGTTAACAGTGCATCAGCATTGGTATAGTCCGGGAACAACGGTACAATCTCCTTCGCCTTGCCGAGATAATAACGGGGATTTTTCTTGCAACGTTTGGCTGATGTGGTTCCCTGCCTGCGTTTGCGTACGCCGCGTGCCACAAATGAACGCCACGGATGAACGGGGTCGTAGTAATAAAGGTCGACGGTGAAGTTGTCGCTTGTCGAAACACCGTTGTCAAACTCATTGAAGCTTTCATCCGATGCTACTTCCACAATATAGGGAATACCGCGCGCATAAAGTTCTGCGGCACTAGGACGTAACATCGTCGTGCCTTCAGCGGTCTGTGAGACAAGCACATTCTCAAACTCATATTCCTTGACCATTATTTCCGTGTCAGTAAGCCGGACAAGGTAGTTCTTATGTGCTTGCGCCCACTCAAAGTAGGTGTTCCACGCACAGAGGTTATAGAGGTAAAGGTCGCCTCTCTCTCCATTGAATTTGATATTGCGATCCTGGAAAAGATTGCCGGTGCCACCCACATAGCCGAGGGCCGCGACACGTTCGCCATCAAGGTAGAGACATATCATTGAATACTTGATGCCGCCACGTTCAATGTATATGCTTGTAGGCTCTACGACAATAGCGGCGGTTATCTCCTTGCCCTGCTCGTAGGAGCGTTCCTCACGCGACCTTATGCCGTTCTTGCAGTAGATGCCCACCTTTGAGCCGGTCACATAGAAGCCGGCGCCGGAACTCTCGTCGTAACACTCCATCAGTTTTGCGTTCTTGTCCTTCACGTTCTTGGTCGCAAAGGTGAACTGTATCGCCCCGCCCGTAGCCTCCAACATCGAAGAGCCGAACATATAATGGTTGAGCTGTCCGGTTACATTTTCCGCGATGCGCAGGCAATTCTTGCCGAGGAAGGTACCGAATCCGTTGCTGGTAAAGTTTGCACCGGCCAGTTTCAACTCATAACCGTTCGACGTGATGCTATGGTCTGCTTCATCGTTGGAGCGTCCCGAAAAATCAAAGTCGTAGATAGTACCGGAAGTCAGTTCGGCGTCGATGGCCGATCCGTCAACAGTAACAATGATATTGTCACTCGATACAGCACTGACAATAGCATTATAGGTTACCGCTGTGCCGTCAGCATACCCTTTTATCTGCTGTGAAACAGAATAACTACGAGTATTAAGGGCGAGAAGCTGCGTGAATTGTATACCATTAGCAAATATGGCGACATGGGACTGCGACTTGCCGGGGACGTAAACCGCGACATCGAGTTTCAATGTGTCGTACAGGCGCACTGTACCGCCGGTCGTATCATCGTACCGTAACGACACTATCGGAGTTTCATTCCCCTCTTCCACCACCATTACAGCCGTGTAGATGGTATTGCCTTTTGCACCGCTGGCTATATCAGTTCCCTGTATGCGGAGCGGGTAGCTGCCATGTGACAAGCCCAGTTCTGACGGATGCAGGGTAATGGAATGGGTAAAACTGTCATTGACGGCGGTTGTAGCAAGAAGATGCCATTCTCCATTAATCTTGATGTCCACCCGGACGGAAATGCCTTTATCCGACTGGTTGTTGGCGAACTTGTACAGGGGGATGGTAACGCTTCCTGTTGTCGGAGTTACGGGCGTGTCCGGGCTGTATTGCAACACTTGCACGCAGGTACAGGTTATATCAACGGCAGTAACCGAAATGTTCTTGCTTCCGGTATTCCCGGAATCATCGGTAGCCACAAGCTTGAACTTGCGGGAACCCGCAGCTGTGAAGAACGAAGTGAAGTCAAGCTCGAACGTGTAATCGGTCAAATCACCGGAACTCGGTCTGTTGACACGTTCCGCCCACACGGTCAGACCGCTGTCACGGTCAACTATCTCAAGCGTTTCAATGGAATTCTCTGTTTCAATGCCACCGCCGCTAGTCACGGAACGGACAGCCGCACGTCCCTTGATAGGTGAACCGTATGCCCCGTAAACGGGAGAGGATTCAAAAGCAATGGCCACAATAGTACCACCACCTCCTCCACCACCGCCGGTACCGACAAGAAACTGTTTCTCTTCGCCGACACCTTCGCCTTTGGCGTTGACCATTTGAATTTTGACAACGCCTTCAGTCTCGGTGTCAAGAGAAAAGTCCACAGGGATGCAATCATACGCACCACCGGTTGAGAGGGCTTTATCGCCCCCCTCTTCGGGAGCATCACCAAGTTCCACTTTCGAACCTTCACCGCCAAAGTTCTTCCAAAGTGCCACCTCATTAAAATCAGACACCGCACCTTGAAACTGCCGGGTTTCCATTTCGTATTCACCCGTTTTATAGGTAATGATAAGTCCTGTCCTCTCATAGTTGATGCCTGTTTCCTGCTGGCTAGATACAACGGCGGCAATAGCGGTTTCAAGGGTATAGTAGCCGTCTTTCAATGGGCGGATCTCATCAACAATGACGATGGGGTGTGTTACATCGTCAGCGGGCGTGCCGCTCTTCATATCCTCAAGGGCTTGCTTATCCTCGGCGGACAAAAGGCCGGCTTGTTCAAGGGTAGCAGAAGGCAGACGGAAGCTGTCATCCGTTTCTTTACCGGTTGTTTTGGACACTTTCTTAAAATACACATTGAGATAGGAAGCGTCAGACAGGACGGAGAAAGAACCCGGTTTGATTATATCGGAAGGGATATTTTTCATTGTATCTTCCAAAGACTTTCCACGGTTGCCGGGGAAAGCTTCTTCTTCACCTTCCCCAAGAGACAACGGTTCAGGCAGACATTCAGAAGGAACTTTACTTTCTTCGTTCAAAGGAGCGATACCGTTCGCTTTTCCTATCCTTTCCTCAAAGTCATTTATTACAGAGGTCCATTTGCCCCATGTAACACTCTCATTGGAAACAATACCTATTCGTGAGTTTGTACAAACTGTACCTAAATATACACCTTCGGCATTGTCTGACATGGTAGCCAGTTGTATACACGAAGTGAATGATTGACAAACCTTATTAAGCTCCAACCGTTCAATTTGTATATTTACAGGAATCTTAGACGAATCAACAGACAAAATACACCGATAATTCCCAATAGAAGAATCCCCGGAATACATTGTTTTTAATTTATCTTTAAAGCTACCAATAGTAGTAAAAGAGCCAATACTTTTAAATGGGTCAGTCAAAGGATTGGATTTATCAGACACTCCTGTTATACGTTTCAATAACTCGGCGTCTCCATCCGATAAATCTTTTGCAATCTTATTGACATTCTCCACTAATGCATCAAAATCACCATTCACCATTTTAGCAATGGTACTTGAAAGTAAATCAATAGATATTTTCCGACCGCCACTAACTTCAACGTACATATCTTTGGATAGCTCTGTTGTATCAGTCAGTTGCTCTATTGTAAGACTGTTTGTCTTCAACGCTTGTAACACAAGGCTAATAATCTGTTGTTTTTCTGTTTCTGTCATAATTCTCTTTTTTAATCATTTTCATATACCCATACAAGCTCAATGGTCATACCAAGATTATCTATGTCGCAATCATAGACATTATCAAGATAAAGTTGGAACTCCTTCAGAGCACCAATATCTCCACCGTTAATACCTTTCAAGACACATACACCATCCCTACTGATTACACTCCCTTCAATGAGGTTAGTATACGAATCTCCTTTATATAGTACAGCACGCAAATTTATCGAACCGTTGTCCAAATCGTTCTTTAGTCTATCCAGTCCATTAACTGTAAGTTTACCGTAACCTCTTCTACCAATATACTTGTTATCTATGTCAGTCGTCTTGATTGCAATCAAATCCCAATATGAATTTTCATCAACACCTGGGTGATGAATACTGTTGACAGTAACCATAGTATCACTATTAATAGAAACTCCAGTATTAGGAATAGCCTTAGTCATATTGATATATGCTCCGACCTCTGCAACCCCACTTTCTGAACCATACTTGATACTACGCATTCCTTCATCATCTGCTATCCTATAAGCACCGCTTTGTACACACCTCATAGCAAGCTGGTTATTCCATTCCAAAACAGGATTCATCGTTCTTACCTTCTGTAACATTTGATTGAACACAAAACTCTTCAATCCCTCTATTTGCTGGTTAAGTTCCGGAACATTACTTTCCTTTCTGGTATATCGAACACCATCAAAGTAGACGTAATTACAGCATAAGACACGATTCAATAATTCAGCAAGCCACACAGGGCATCCCATCCCATTTCCAAGCGTGAATAATACTGTTGTATATTCGTGGCTGAATAGCTCAACAATATCCTCATCAGAGGTCACGAACTGCTCATTATCCACACCGAACGTCCATCCGTTATCTTTGAAACCACCAGGAACGCGAAAATCAAAAAAGTATTGCATCCCATCTATCCACCAGACAGCATCAAGACGCTGCTTATTATCTTTCATTGAATACTGAATAAGGCTGGTTTCTGATAACTCACATTCATCGTCCGTAACTTTAAAAATCTCACTCGTATTCCCATTAACTGTTACAGTATAGTATCCACATGGAAGCAATGAAATGTTATAGAAATAAAGAATCTTATCATCATTCATCTTCCATGAGCTTAATGATACAGGTGTAGATATATTACTTAAAAGATTATTAATGTAAACAATAGGCTCCTGCTCTCTGGGCGTCAAAATCAATTCAACAAAAATCCGGTCTGTACGTGCAAATAACTGCACATATTTGCTCTTCGCTCCAAACTTATCGGTAGACGGAGAAAAAAACAGTGGGGTAAACGGGCTTATAATCATATTCTAGGCTTTTGTTATTGAACGGACAAATAAATCATACTTCACTCCCTCATTTCTCTCAACCACACTACTCACCTCTTTGATGTAACCTTCGTAAACAAGGCCACCTTTTTGAATCTTAATCGTTCCATCATCTGTTTGTGGAATATCCTCATCAAAGGTTGTAAATGAAACATCTCCACAAGTGACCAAATGCTCTTCAAGTATAAAGTCATCAGTTAATTTCACATCATTGACTATAACATTGCTATTCCCATCCGAAGAAGCATAATGAAGAGAATCAGCGAACATGCCAATATACTTAGCATTAGCTTTCAACATAGCTTTCTGCCAATACATAACATTAAACATTGCATCAGGATTTAGAACACCTGCAATCTTCCAATCCGCATTCCTTTCTAGTACATATTCCGCTTTCCCAATAACCTTATTATAAGCGAGCATTGCGCCAACGATAAACACATCATTATCACTTTCGTTATCAGTAGAACTACTTCCCCTTTTCTGTGACACGATTTCCAAGCCATAAGCATCTGCACGATAAGGACTCACTAACTCTAGTGTATTGTCTGTTACTTGCAATCCAGTAGTATATTCAGCAGTAAATCGAAATTCATCACGACCATTCAAGCATTCATAATCAACTTTATCATAACCAACTTTAACTCGTGCATATATCCTAGAACTGTCTACTTTAAATTGAAAATCTGAAATGCTTCTTGATATATTCTTATTACCATTAAAAGTAAATAAGCTGTCACGATGGACAAACTTTACAATATCCCCCTCAATCTTCTGAACAAAGCCAAAACAGGCTTCCATCCAGTCTACAAACTTCGTATATGAGGTATATAATTTAGCAGACAATATCCCACGAATACTTTCGGCAGCCAAAATAAGGCAATTGTCCAACCGATTGTCTACACCGGAAGCTATCTCGCCTTTTATACCCCCTTTACCACCATTCATACTTTTGAGCAAACTATTCAGAACAGTAATAGGTTTTACCACATCTATATTGATAGGTGATGCTATTGAAGTCCATTTAACCTGTAGTGAATATTTAGAAAAATACACCTTTCCAGGTCCGTTAACATTCATATTACCTATCGGATCATGTATGACAAATTGAAGACATTCACCATCTTGAAGGTCTATTGCATAAACATCCCGATATTGTTCGGGTCTATAAGTGTCTTTTTCTGTTGTATGTGTATTTCCTGAATAATCGGTATTTATCCAACTCGCAATAGTGCTTGTGGTACCGTTCCCATCAACTTTAGCAAGTGTCAACATTACATCTCCTCTGCCTAAATAAAAGTTGAATTCGGGAGTTATATATACCTTGACTGGTTTATGCGCCCTTAAAAAAGCAGGTACAGAAGTATCTAAAGTCACAGAATTTATTTCTACAGGACTATCTGATTCTGGTAAGTCTTTTTCTACGACTTCCAATGGAAGAGACTGGAATATAGTTTTTCCTGTTATATCTCTTGAGAAATCAACATATTGCCCTCCATCTTCTAAAGAGTATCCACCACATATATAGTTCGCGTAGTAATTAAACGGTAGTCTATCATAATAAAGCTGATATACATCTTTTATCTCATCTACCGAATATTCGTACTGCGTTCCTTTGTTAGCCTTTATGATATTAGCGACACTATCATCTATCGAATTAATAGAAACAGTATTTCCATCATAGGTCAATGAACCGAAATCCAGTCGGCAACTGAAGAATTCTTCATAAGTATGAGAATTAGTTATAGTATAAACAGTGATACTAGCATTAGAAGCCAGGTATTTGCTCAAATACTCCTCCAATATGAGATCATAGGCTTCTCCCACAAACTGGAATTTTGAAGTAAAGGTTCTAGTTATTCCTTCAAGTCCGGAGCGTTTACGGGAAAACTTTATTTCATCCCAATTCTGAATACAAGATTTGGGAATATCATAAGAAATACTATCAACGGTAAGTACATATTTACAAAGCATTTTAACTCCTTTTGAACGTTCACGAGCAAATATATAGAAAAAGCCAACCGGTTTCCCGATTGGCTAAATTCTTGAAAATCATGCTTTGCTAAAATGCAATATAACTATCTGTTTTTCAAAACAATATCTATACCAAGGAATAAAAAGGACTTTTCAATGTCCTACATACTAATCTTTCCCTTTTAAAATGTCATAGAAATGTTCTACAGGTTAAATATGCATTATAAAAACAATTATATTAATGCAGAAACAGTACGTACCCCTTTAAATAGTTTCCCTAGTTCCTTATGTTTAGTAAAACACCAACCATGAACTTTTAAAAATAAATCTAATTCTGCTTGTTTAGGTTTAGCCGTATATGCTCCTAATACATTCTTCCTATTTGTTTTAAATTCAATATCTGACAATTTTATTGCCGGTATATTGCAAATTGTATATATAAATGGAGAATCAATTAACTGATATATTACCTTATATATTTCAGGAGGAATGTAATATGCATATTTCACTAGAATTTCTCTTCCTCCATCTATCATTCTTTGATTCTCGGAAAGTAAATATCTTTCCCAAGATATTTTTGGGGTAACAGGAGCAATAGCATCAAGTTGCAAAGAATCATAAATTCTTCGAAATTCATCTTCCAAGAAAATACCTTTATCTGTTTTAGGGGCATAATATCCACAATCACGGTAAGCCGTTTGCCAAAAGCTAATAAATTTATTACACCAAAGAGTTACATCATTATATGCCGCAAACTCAAGCGGTTTTTTCTTTCTAACTTCAATTCTTCGATATAATCTATCAATTACCAAAACTGTCAGAGCAGTCGTGCTCACATTTACAAAAAGGCTTATTCCTATATTATTAACAAGTTCTTCTTCTCTCAACATCAATACAAAAGAAAAAATCAATAGTGATAATATCACTAATATTATCATTTTATAGTCATTCCAAAAATCTTTCATATCTATTCTTTTCAAAAATATATCTATTAATCCAACAATAATTTATTCACCAACTCACCCAATAGCATTAAACTCGGATATATTACAAATATAAGTTTTTTTTGTATATCCACATAGAATATACTTCCATAATTCATTCTATTGCTATAAATTTACAAATATAAAGACCCTCAAATTTTGTAATTCAGAACACTTTGCAGGTTATTATGAGCATATATAAGTTACCATTTTGAAACCTTACTCATTATTATCCTATTTCTTGAAGTATAAGCTTCCTGCCAGAAGAAATACGACTTCTTACAGTTCCAACAGGAATGTTCAGGATTTCACTTATCTCATCATAAGAATATCCACTAGCATAATACATCACACTATCAATACAACGGGATTTTTTAGCACACCGTTGTATTGTGGAAACCAAATCATCAAACAGTATTGAATGAGCTGTACAGTTAGAAATGGCACTTCCGTCTACCATATCAAGCCCTGTAAAATGTATAAGGGAATTTCTATTGTATCTTATTATATAAGTATTCCTCATTATAATAAGGCACCACGGTTGAAGTGGTTTAGAACAATCAAATTTATCACGATTCACAAGTAGCTTATAAACTGTATCACCGGCTAAGTCTTCAGCATCTTGCATGGAACAGCAGAATTTTCTTGCCACCTTTAATATCCAAGGATATATTTCTGATAATTCCTTTTCAAAGTCCATTGTCAGCCCTCCTTATTAGGTGTATCTTCGGTTCGCCATTAATGCACCTTTCCACGTATTCCCGGTGCATGATACTTTGCTCGTGCATTTCCTTAGCAGAACGCTCGATTGAACTAATAAGAGTGCCTATATCGGGGGGCAATAAGGCAATCATTTTTTTTACCTCGGACACCTCTGCTGTTATCCGATTACACTTCGTCTCTAATGTACGTAATTCTGACAATAAAACATTGTATAAATGCCTATTTATACAATGGATGCTCTTTTTTTTATTCATAAAAAAGTCGTTTGTGATTCCAAAAGAGATGTACAAACGACTGTATGAAATAATTCGCTTTAATTAAAAATTAATCGAATTACAGCATATATGTAATGCCCAATATTATCATGTGCTTCTTTTTCTGATTGATATTTCAACATCAGCTTGATGAACGATATTTGCGTAGACAGCAGCATTAATTACACGAGAATCTATACTCATTTTAAAGAATGTCATTAGAAAAGCAATCTCGGCATCGAAAGAAGAACGAATTTGTTTAGGAGTAACCTTATTTCCTTTATGTTCCTCACTGCGTCTCTCCTCATTCCGTTTTTGCTCAAAAATTGCAGAATGAAGTAAATAATCAATCTTCGATATTACTTGTTCATCACTCATATTTTGAGTATCTACATTTAGTTGACCCAATACCTGACGAACATCATCATAAAAGCCAAGAGAAACAAGAGCCTGACAAATACGAAGACTCAATAGTTTGGCACATTCCTTCACCATATCCTCTTTGTCCATTATCATAGCCTTCATACTTGAGGGATTAACAATACTTCTGTATTCGACAAGTAATTTAGACGCTATTTCTTTAAGCGTGCTTTCGGACATAGATTTGCAGTCCGAAAGCAAACAAGCATAGTTTCCGCATGAAAGTTCAATGAAATCATTCAAGGTTATCTGATTTAATCTTTCAATCATAGCTATTTCAATTTAGATAACTTATACAGTTCAAATTCACGGTTGGAAGCATCCTGACGTTGCATTTTTAGACTCTTCATTAAAAGGAGATTTGTTCTATCAACCCTTTTTTCTAACCGGGAATAATCATTGAAAACAATGGTGTCACCGGAAGAAGATGCAAAATATGTCGGTGAAAATGTAGGAAAGTCCCAATCCGGCATATCAAAATTAGAGATATCTATCTTATCAACATCAGGAAAGACTTGTGCACCTTTAGGAATATCAACTAAAGTTGGAGTAGCAGGAGTAATCCATGCTTTTCCGGAATACATAATAACTTCATGCTTACCAGCATCACCAACTAAAGCGGTACCGCCAGGATGCCTATCATTACCTTTAGTACCGTCTGCATAGGAAGGAATAGGAGTTGCAAGAATAGTTGCAACCTGAATTGCTCCCATGGCACCAATAACAATAGATAAAGGAATATTCGGTAAAGCTTCAGTTATTGCCAGTGCAGTGGCTATTCCAGCTTGGGCAACACTAGTCGCCTTTTCCCAAATGGCTTGTTTACGCGCCATTTCTTGTTTTTGTTTTTCTAGTTCAGCATTTTTTGCTTCTGTCAAAGATTTTGCAGCACGTTTACGTGCTTCTGCTTCTTCTTCGGAAATAGCACCTGACTCTGCCAGTTTATCAACCCGTTCAACATCTTTGTCATATTTTTCATCATTAGCATCCTGCTCTTCCTCTATCTTATCAATTTGAGCATCATAAAGTGTAGAAACAAGATTTCCAATAGTCCCTACAGCTTGTGATGCAGTTTGCAACCATTTTTTGAGATTCTTTTGGCGTTCTTTTAACGCTTTATCTTCAGCTTTAGTAATATTTTGAATAGCACTTATCTGTAATTCTGCCTCCTTTTTAGCGAGAGCAGCCTTCAAAACATACAACTGAGTAACAATCTTAGTACGTTCTTCAGCAGTAATATTTTCAACGGTTAATTCCAGTTCCAAAGCTTCAATCGCTGCTTCAGTAGTCTTATGTGCATATTCAAGTTGTAAATTGTATTCCTCTATCGCATATTGCTCTTCTGTTATTAGCTTGGATGCTAACTTCTTTTTAAGAGCAAGCATATCCATTACATACGCAGCGTCACGTATCTCTTGCTCATGGGCTGCATTTTCCGCAATCAATGCTACCTGATCAGAAGCATACTTTCCGTAAATCTCTTGTTTTTTCCTAGCATATTTTTCATCTATCAATATTACATCTTCACCTGTTTTCTCCGCTGCATCAATTTCTGCTTCACGTTGCAATTCCAACTGGTGCAATTTCAAATCAAGTTCTTCCTGGGACCCCTTTTTTACAACAGCAAGAGCGTTCTCAACATCCTTCTTTTCACGGTCAGAATTATACTTAATAGTAAACTCATCTAGCTTTTCCTGCATTTCCTTAGCTAAATTCTGACGTGTAGCAATTTCCTCTTTGCTATTACCCTTGACGGCAGCAATCTTCTTCGAGTAAGCAACACCAATTTTAGCAAGTTCTTTCTCCAGTCCCTCATCCATAAGAGCTAGTTCTGACTCCTGATAAGTTTCATGAATTTTCAGCTTCTCTTTGAGAGCTTTTTCCTGTTCACGTTTTTCTTTATCAGTAAGGACTGTTATACCTGAACCATTTTTGTTGTTACCCTTTGGACGGAACTTTTCTGCAATCACATCAAGTCCACGATTAAACTCATCGCTAGATGCTATTTTGAATAAGTTTTTAGAAAATTCCAACTGAGCCTTATCCGCTTTTTCTGCTTCCGATGTGTAATAGCCAAACATTTTAGCAGCACCATTCTTTATCCAAGACATATCTTCAAACTCTGATGTTGCATATTGAGCACGAGTTTTCATCCGTTTTAAAGCTTCTCTCTCTTGGGCCGTTACTTCAATACGTTTATTTTTCATTTGAATAACAGCTTTTGTGTATGCTTGTTCCTCTGTATCACCAGCATCAATAAGCCTCTTATATTCTGCCTGAAAATCTTTTTCTACTTCCAATAACTTTTTGTTCGCATCTTTTTTTGCAAGTGTTCTAAAATTATAATCTATCTTTTCTATTTTTTCTTCAGGAGATTTCAAATCATTGGCGATACCTCTTATTTTATCAGCCATCCAATTAAGAAACTCCTTAGCAGGTCCCGTTGACTCGGAGAAAGAAAGCATAAACGCTTCCCATGCTGAAGATAAGTTAGCAAGAGCTCCATGAACATTATCTCCCATCGTGTGAGCCATATCGCCCAATTCACGTTCTACACCAGTAATCTGTTCTCTAAGTGGTAATATTTTATCAACAGCGGTGAGAAAGGCATTAAAAGCGGCAACACTACGCTTATCAGTTAATTCAAGAGTAGTATTCAAGTCTACCCCTTTTTCTTTTAGCGATTTCAATCCTTCAACTAACTCAGGCAATGTTTTAACGGGCTTACCTAACGCCTTTGCCAGCTTTCCATTACTATCAGCTAAATTTAGAAAAACATTACGGGTAGCAGTAGCAGCCATTGAAGCATCAAAGCCGGCATCCGATAATTTACCCAACAAAGCCAAAGTATCTTCAATACTGAAATTAAAGGCTTTTGCAACCGGTCCAACAATTGGTAATGCAGTAGCGAGATATGAAAACGACAATGCGCTTTTGGTTGTTGCGACAGCCATCGCAGACACATATCTTTCAGTTTCTCTTGTATCAGCATTAAACATACGAAGAGAAGCACCTGCCAATGAAGCCGCATCTGCTAATTCTGCCCCGGTAGCTTGTGCAAATTTTAGAACGTGCTCTGTTGCATCTAATATTTCTTTTCGAGTAAAACCTAGTTTAGCAAGTTCTATTTGCAAATCCGTAGCTTCGGATGCAGTGTATTTCGTTGTAGCACCCAAACGTTGAGCATCCGCAGTTAACTCCTTCACTTTATCAGAAGTGGTTCCTAATATTGCAGCAAGCCTACTATTAGCTAATTCAAATTTAACAATATCACCTACTCCTTCACGCAGTTTTGTAAATAAAGCAACAACTCCACTAACAACAGCTTGTGCACCAATATATCCAGCTGCCCACCCTTTTAAACCAGCACCAACTTTACTTAACCCAGGAGCAAGCTCTGTATTAAGCATCCTTCCTGCATTCCGGGCAATAATACCCATATTCTGCATGGACTTATTACCGTTCTGTATCTCAACCCATGCAGCCTTTACTTCTTCCCGGTATGCACCAATTGTCATTTTCTGTTGACTATATCGATCGGAATTTCGCTTTATGTAATCAGTGTTGATTCCAATAGTAGAATTAAGACGGGCAAGTGTACGAATATAGTTTTCATCCGTATCTTTCAAAACATCAACAGCCTTTTGCAGCTGCTTATTCATTTCCTTTGCTTGTGAACGGCTATGTACTTCCTGATTAGTCAAGATAATAGCAGTTCTGATAAGTTTCAAACGTTCTTCTTCAGATAGAACAGCTTTCTTACGAGTAGCATTACCGGCATTCTGCGCTTTTGTCAAGTTAGCTTCTGCTTTAGCAGCCTTTTCCAAGGACACAGCATTATCCGAGTTTGCTTTGGTTAGTTTCTTCAGTTCAGCAGCAGATAATTTCTCTACATTTAGCTTTTCCTCTATCTTCTTACTGACAGTTTGAGTTATTTCAGACTGTCTTCTAAGGGCTTCGGTTAATTCAGCAGATGCAGAACCAGCCGTTTTTGCTTGGGTATTATAAAGATTACTCAACTTTTCAAGATCAGCAACGCCTTCTACATTTAGTTTCAAACCTTTTGCTAATTCTTTGGCCGCATTAGCATAATCAGCCCTCACACGCTCAATAGTATTATCAAGCTCCACCAATTTCTGCAAATCGCTCTCATCAACGAAATCTTTTAATTTTAAATCTGCCATAATTACAGGTAATGTCTATATTCAACAATCTTTCCTTTTATCTCAACTCCTAGTTTATCAAAAGCATAGGTACCATCTTCTTTCTGATAAACGACATACATGCAACCATCCAAGACAGCTGCTTTCTTTGCCAGATCACTGATACGTTCCAGTTCACTCTGCATCTTTTTTATTTCGCAACTACAAGCCATTTTCTACCGATATCCACATTCTGAAAAGAAACGTTCCATCCAGGGACGGAGATACATAATATTAAAGTACTCTTTAGCTGTATCACCAATGCCTAAAATCTGCTCACCGTATTTCTTCTCAATAGAACTACCGTCCGTAAATCCTTTCGTTGAGAATCGAAGCCCGGAATCAATTCTATCGGCAGTTATGCTATCATAGAAAGTACCAGTAATAAAGAGGTTAGGTACCTCAACCGGACGCGGTGGCAAATAAAGCATCTCACTTCTAAGAGGTGGAGTTATCCTCTCCTTCCATCGTTTATATTGTTCCGCACGGTTCTGCCAGGGACCGGGCTCGTTAAAATAGGTGTCAGTATCATAATCAGGATTCAATAGATGTTCAGTACCGTCCAGACCGGAATATAATTGCTCCTGAATGCAATCAACGAGCACATTCTTATGTTCTTCCATACACCTAATACATTCCTCTTCAAACCCGGATGCAATGGAATGAATAACTCTATGTAATTCATCAAAATCTGCCATACAGTAAAAATATAACGGGCCGGGCTGTAATCACACCCCAGCCCGTCGGTTACTTAGTTATCGCATCGTACACTTCCGAGAGCTTCTTCTTGCGGTCAGCTTCCTTCAGTTCCTGCCACACGACTTTAATGTGTGCATTAATAAACTCTTCCTTCGTCATGCCCTTCACAGCAACCTCGACGAACGTAACATTATCTACCTTCATGACACCTGCTCGATACCTCTAATTCCTTTTTCATACAATACAGAAGGAGCTTTCAACGAAGGAACCGCCCCGGCTTTAGGAACAATGGTAATGATACCATCCGAATATGTAGCAGAAGTTACGTTATTCATAACTTCAGCAGCACCATCAGCAATAAGACTGCCAAATTCTTCTGTACGGTCATAACCACCAACAACTTCAACTATTTTGTAAGTATTTTCGGCCTCCAACTTTTGAAACACAACATCAACCAAGCCTTTAACGAAATTCTTGGGATTGAAGTCTAACTGCACGTAGTCAAAGTGCAATTGGCTGTCTTCCACATCTTCATGTGAAAAACTAACAGTCATCGCAGACTTAGCACTACTGGTCGGGTACTGTGTCACGGTCGGGTAAACAGTAGACATCGGAATACCGGCAAGGATATCAGTGTCATCATTATAACCGATTAACATATTATCCTGATTCCAAAAGTAAACGTCCCATCCTTTATTGGCACATTTCAGAAGCTGGGCATTCAAAACCTCATCAAATTTCTTCAAAGTGAAGGTGTCTGTTTGAGCGCTAAGCCCGTTGTATTCACTTGCACCGTACCCTACAGCATTAACTTGGGGCTCTCCACCATTCTTGGCATACTCCAGAAATGGCAAAATAGGGTAAATACGCCCGGGACGGTCTGCATGGCACAATTCGAGCAACTTCTCACCTGTTATATCAGCAGGGAGTTTGACGCCATGTTCTGTCAAGATAGCACCTTTGACTTTTTTCCAGTCAATGCTACAAGCAGAACTACCAGTGTTCATCCGGGAACCCTTACACGTTCTAATCTTTCTCATTTTCTTCTACAATTAAGATTATTAATTTTTATTTCCATCGAGCGTATATTTATGGCATCAATCGGCTCGCTCACAGCCTCACCGGAATCTGTATAGGCTCCGTATCTGCCATATGAATAGTTTTCTGAATAACTATGTTTCACTTTTTCGTCATAGTCGCAGTCGAACCGAGAATCTTCATATAATACTTCCAATAAACGTTTATAGATTGGCCGAAGGATATTTTTAAAAGATGTGATTCTGCGCATCTCATTGCTCCACTCTTTACAAGAAGAACATGCTATAATTAACGAAACCTTTGCTTTTGAAAAATAATCCGCGTCACCTCTATCTTCACTTATTGGAGTGAATAGTGCAACCAATGGAAACTTCCTTTCAGACTGGGCAGAAGACTTACTGTATTCATCTAAAATATCTTTGATATATTGACTGCTACCGAAGATGTAATTCAATCTTGGGGACTTCACTACTTTAGTTCCCCCTTTCCCATTTGGATAGAGGATTTCAAGCCCTTCTGGAAGTTCCTTTACAATCTCCTCAAACAGTTCTGTTATATCTAAATCTATCATAAATTGAAAGCATTAATTGGGGTCAAAAGATTCTTGGTTATTTTCACATCAAAAGGACAATCATTCGACATAGCCCATTCAACAAACTGTTTGTTCTTCTCTACCATGCTATTCCATGTGCTTACTTGTCTCTTCAAAGGAGCTACATATTCATTAGCGCATTTCAAACGGACAAGCCCGGTTATTGTAGCCTGTGTGTTTGCGTCACGAAGAATATGATAAAAGACATAGTCAGCGAACGGTTCACACAACTTCTCGCACAATATTGCATATCCGGACTGGGGTTCTTCTTTCTCTTCTGAAATATCAACTTCATTTGAAGAATCTTCCTTTTCCCGTTCAATAAGCTCCAAATAATCTGTGATAGCTTGGGAAAGAGTCACACCAACAACATTCCGGAGAAATTCGGGCTGAAATGCCTTAATATACCCATTTATCACCTCATTCACAGCAAGAGATTGGGGCGAAGGCATTTCAGCGACCGAAACATTCTCAATATGCCTGGGACCTGACATAAAATATGAAACATCAATCAACATAGCGATAGTTATTTAGAAGTCTTGCCTTTCCCGGTTTTCTTTTCATCTTCCACGGAAACGGCTTTATCATCTGTAACAGTTACCTCCTTGGCATCTTCCTCTTGCAAATCTTTTGAATCGGCAACCGGAAGATTCTTTTCATCAGAAGGCACCTGTACTTCAAGTTCTGCAATGCGAGCTTTCATTGTTTCACGCTCTTCTGTCAGTTCAACAATTGTCTTATCTTTCTCTGCAATGGATGCAGTAAGCCTGCCAATCTCTTCATTTTTCTCTGCAAGCATACATTCCAATGTCTTTCGGGCATCTTCTTCTGTAACAAGACCACATTCGGAAATAGGGATGAGTTGAATCATCCCTCTATTAATCCGAATGCGTTGCTCTTTAAGCACATTGGTTACATCCTTATCGTTACCTCTAAGTATGTAATCCATAATCCTACGCTTTAGTTATTGCAGTCTTCAATGCGGCCAAATCCCCATAAGCGAAAGCCCATGGCATATAAATCGGGAAGATAACTTCTTCTTGTGCCATCAGCACAACCTCGTTGCAAAGCTTGGTCTCCACATCTTCAGCCCATTCAAGTGTCAAAGTGGTATAATCAACCAAATTTGCGGCTTGGTTGAAGTCACCCAAAAGATACTTACCGGGAAGAATACCACCGTACTCGATAATCGGGCGACCGGCAATATATTTCACCCCATCAACCATTTTAACGATACCAAGATTACGTCCTGTCGTATCTTTCTCTGATTCCATACCGTTAACAGTCATTGGATTAAGAATAATAGCATTCGGGAAATACTGGGCATATGTCATTGCGGCGAAAGCTGTTTTCACTACATCTTCAGAGTTGGGTTCCTCAATGTTCTTAAAGCCGGCTTCATGAACACTGAATGTCATTTTATCCGTAGCCGTTTCAGCACCGGAGAACGCGACGCCAGGAATAAGGATACGACCATCTTCCATTTTCACAAGAGCGTGTGTTTTGTTCAGTTCTGTAAGAACAGCGGCACCAGCGAACGTGATGCTCATTCCATCAAGAATCAAATCCTGTGGTTCTGCAAACTCTACAATCACATCCTTATCACCGTTATATCCGGTAATAGCTTTTACAGCACCGGCGGCACCTGTAACAATGGCTGTACTAATAATCTTCTCTACAGAAGTCACCCCAGTATTATTAATAATACCAAGCAAATTCTCACCATTACCGTCACCAAACAAAATGTTCCAGTCTTCTGCCATCCAAACAGCTTCAGGAAGCATGTTCAAGATGTAGGAACGAATGTACACTCTTGATTTCAACATACGTTTTGAGATACGGATATGAGTACCAAGGCGCTTAGTTCCTGTCTGTATCTCTTTTACCTTGATGCTTGATTCAGGCAAACGACCGTTCTCTGTTACAAAACGGGCATTGCGGTTGAAAGCATATACTTGCGCATAGGCGAGTTGAGGATATGCAGGATCAGCTGTCAGCGTCGTTAATACATCACGCATATGCAACTTTTTGTTGGCAACCTGAGTCACAACACGTTTCTGTTGTTGAGTAATCAACAAATCACCGGTGTAATTGTCAGTCATGGAAACGACATCTTTCAAGGAGAAACCGTCAAATTCTCCTGATTTGCGTGTTTTTCCTTCTGCGAAATCTCTGAATTTTTCAGAATCAAGCATCTCGTTCAACTTCTCATCGAACTTGTTGATAGCATTCATAGACAAGCCCTTTTGTTTCATTTTCTCAATACTTTCTCCAAGGGTCTTTACTTGGGCAACGAGTTCTTCATTGTCTTTAACCAATTGCTGGAACTTCTCATTGTCATAGGATTTCAGCAATTTATTAATATCGTCAAACTGTTTTGATACCTCATCCGGTGATGCAATTCCTTCAAGGGACTTGTTTACTACTTCACACATCATGCCGACGATGTTTTCCATAAACGCCTTCTGTTCTGCCGGCAAGCCGTCCGTTTTCAGATTAAAATCTGATACTGTAAATTTTCTAATTGGCATAAAATTTAAATTTTAAGTTATTTATTCTCGAAACAGCTATTCAAACTTTTGAAATCGAATAAAGTGCCATTATCAGCGGCTTTAGACGTTACTTCATCGTTCCCATTTTCCCCGTCATTCTTTTCTTGAGTGTCAACAGACGGCTCATTTTTTCCGGTGGTATCTTCAGAAGTGTTTTGCAGAATAGCATTCGAACGATATACTTTTCCCCAACAGTGGGGACATCTTACATAATTCATAAGGTCTTGCAGACCCTTTTGAGTAAATTCTTTCTTTTCTGATTTGACAGAATCAATAAGAGAAATTACTTGGATTCTAATCTCCGGAGTGAGCTTCTCCATTTCTTCCCTTACAATGTCCTGTGTTATCCATCTCTGATAATCAGCAGCATAATCCAGTACCTGTTGGGCAAAGGTGTGCTCCGTTTCTGCATCATAATCAAATTGATGACCGCAATGAGGACATGAGACAACGGCACCGCCGTTGAGGCTCTTCAGTAATAAACTTAATTCCATATCGTAACCTTTTAAACGTTCATCACTATATCCATGCTGCAAGAACGCTTTCCGAACGAAATCAACAGCCTCTTTTACCTGGTCGGCAGTAGCAGACTTGATATTCACAAGGAAAGTCTGTGGATTACTCCCCCAACTTGTCAATGTTGAATATTCCATCATACGCCATTCAAGCACCTTACAGGGATCGACAGAATCCCTTTTGATGGCTTTTACTCCGATAGAATGTTCAAGGGTTCTTCCATTCTCTGCAAACAGCTTATAATCAGCCAACGTGTCACGTCCAATCTGTTTTTCAAGATTCAACTGACCAACCATAACCAAGTTACCTTCTGTTTCCTTACCACTCAACGGAACACCTAACAACTGGTCTGTACGATGATTCAGGAACCAACGCATCCGGCCAATATTTTCTTTCAATGTCTTGTTGAATGACCCGGGCATAGATATGTCATTTTGTGAGTCCTTCACACCGATACCATTCACCGCAACGGTAACGATACCCTTCTCATCAACATCATTTGCCTTTGTCTTGTACTGAAGGCTTTTGATTTTCTCTTCCATCTTTTTCATCTCCACTTTTAGTGTTAAAAACTCGATTTACTTTATCCAGTTCCTCATCTGACATATCAAATTTCAATTTGTCAAACAAGGGATTTTCTATCATACTTTCACCTATTTGGGCACGCCAGTCATTGAGCGTTATAAGCCCACATGAGAATTGTTCACGACAACGTTTATTTATATTTGTCTTTACGTCCTCGGATTCTTTCAATCCTTCCTGCAAACAATCAACATCAGAGAAATCACAATCCAAATAATATCCCCCTCCTTCAAGACCAAGGAAAGCTGTAAAATCCTTGCAGAATTGTTTGGCCATAGGAATAACAGTTGAACAATATACGCTCTTTTCAGCAGTAGCCTGATTGCTAAATGTGGACTGGTCTTTTCGCGGAACAAGAACGGCAGGGATGCCGTATGCCCCTGCAATATTTATTGCATCAGCCAAAGTCTCTTCAAACGGCTGTAACTCTGCAATAGAAAGATTAGTACGAACAAAGTCAATATCTGCATCTGAAATACCATAAGGTACCTGGCCCTTCCTTACACCATACTTCTCAAAATTTTGCTTCAAAAGCTGTTCCTTTTCATCGTCAGTCAACGCTATTGAACCGGTAGCATCAGTTTTCTTACTTACAATAAAGCCCAATCCACCCCGCTTTACATAAATCACATTTCTAGCTTCATATACAGCTATTAGATTTGACATTGGCTTATTTTGGGAAGCAAGACGACTTTTGGACTTCAAGAACATAGCCCCTGAATAGAACTCTGCACTTCCGTCTCTATCATGCCATATTTGGTATGGAGGAATTTCCAAACTACCATTCCAACCATACTCCAAACGATAGCTACGAATAATATCTTCTGTTTGGGCAATACCAAACAATGGCATATTCCCGTAAACAGGTTCTACAATAGTCTTATCAGAAGGTAGCACCCAATAATTATCGCAATATCTCCATTTTTCAGCTGTAGAAAAGACATCAGGCATAGCGGCACGAATAAAGCTATTCCCTGTACACAATTTATAAATATGGTGCTGATAAATCAATTCTTTCCAACGCATCAAACAATTAGGACGACTAAGTATGCCATTCATTCGTTTATTCGCCCATACTATACTGTCATCCTTAGTTTTCTTCAATTGAAAATTAGCACCTGCAATTCGCGATGCAATATAATCGATCGGGAAAAAGACTTCAGGTATCGTACTGAATAGCGTTAGATAGTTACTGCCCGCTACAATAGGACTAGTAAGGTCCTCAATGTATGCAACTGACCATTTTTCAGCCTTGCCACTTTGAGTATCTATATCCTTATTTTCAGATGAAGTAACTATTTCAACTTCACCTTTAGTCTTAGATTTCTTTCCAAATAGATTATCAAAAAAAATATTCATTGGGTTCCTTTTTGAGCAAAACTAAGTAAAAAGGAAAACCGTTTTCCAAAACACTAAAATCTTGAAATTACGAAAACATAATATCAACAATACAACATCCTTATTTTCAATCACATATAACGCAATTCAATTCAAACCTAATTTTACAACGAACTGTACTAGCCCACTCAAAACAGCACTGGCCTCTTTTGTTTCACTATCTTTATTATAGTCCATCAGATTATTCATGAAGGCAACATATTCCGTATCAGATTCTACTTTTGATGCAGAAAAAAGAATACTATTTTTCACATAATCAGATGTTGCAGCAATACGCTTATCTACATCCGGAAACTCTTTCATTACACGAATCTCCTTGTTTGTACTAGAACGGAGTTCCCGGATAAAAGGGAAATAAGCATCTGTACATTCAATTACACATGAATCAGATTCATGGGACAAAATAGAAGAACGTATATCTTCTGTTGAAGTAGTATCCATAAATACGACATCAACAACATGCCATTTATTTCCACATCTAAACGCTTGTATAAGGACAAATTTCCCATTAACATTCGGCATCACATATAGAATCTTCTTAGTGTATTTACATTCGGTATCTGGATTGAAGAAATTAATAGTGCCATTACAAGCATACAAGTTTCTTTTTCGCCGGTTACTAAACTCTATATACTGCTCACTACACAAATCCACAACGACATATCGGAACGTATCAGACAGGTGCCCGTGCTCCTCATAAGTCTGCAAGGTAGTTTTATTCTTGACCTTAGTTTTAAGAATGGCACCGTTAGCATCTTTCTGTACGCTCATGTAGTCCTCAATAGATACCGAACATGATTCGTCAATGTATATCTCTATACCGGGAACAGTACAATCAAAAATGGCATTAACAAACTCACCGGTCATGGCAACACTCGGATTCTTGTTGCCTACCTTATCTTCAATCTCGAATCCTTCTTTCTGCAATGTATCTATGAATAAGTCCATCCAGGAACGCTTCTCATCGTCAATGCTGTTTGCCGCTTTCGTTGATGCATCACCATGTACATATAACCTATCAGAATATTGGATAGATTTCAGATACTTTGCAACAAGTTTGGAGGCTTTCTTTACTGTATTGTTTGGGCTTTCAGCGCACGTTTCATGGAATTGCCAAACCTTGGTACCAGTTGTGAAATCGACCTGCCAATATGATACACTGATATACGGAAGCACGTTGTTATCGACAGAGATATGAATAGGTAAGTCCGGAACATACTTATGTTCACCGGAATGTTTGCCACGATTGAAGGAACCGAAGAACTCACTACCGGTACGAATGACACCCCATTCTCCCAATGCGTACACATTGTAATAGTCCGGATCGTGAACTCTATCATACTCAAAGTCGGCAACACATTGCTCATCATAGAAACCATACGCACCGTCAGGACTACCGACCACCCAAAAATTATTCAAATAGGTAGATTGGATAATAACTGTATTAGGTGCCTGTTCCTCGATTTGCTTAGTACGAAGATTAAGTATTTGCCTGGGTGCATTCTTCTTTACGGATTTGACCTTGGTAAGTTCTTTCGGCAACTCTTTGCCGGCAATGGTAACCGTCATCGGTACATCATGCCATTTATCTTTATCAATAAACTCTTTCTTTATCCAATGGCTTTCACTAATCGGGTTGAAGGTACAAATAATCTGCTGCCCTTTCTTACCACGCAAACGCTTACGTAGCTGCTTGAAATCCGGATGCTCGAACTCTGACCATTCCTCTAACTGAACTCGCTTATAGTTAGAGATACCTTTTATCTTCTCCGGATCGTCAAGACCGGAGAAATCTATCTTCGCAACATTAACCAAACATTTAATAGTATTCTGTTGGAACTTGAACAAATGGGATATGCCAAGACCGGCCGCAGCGACTTTATAATCTTCATAAATGGTTTTGAGAATAGAAGCTCCTACCTTACGCATAACAAGAGTGTTCTCACCGTCCTGTAATGTCTGTATCAGTATGGTTTGTGCCACACTGTACGATTTACCGGAAGATGAGCCACCATACAAGATAATGAAACGGATAGTCTCATCATTCAAGTACTTCAATAGATAAAATCCGTTAGGATTTAGCTTCTTATAATTTATAACCATATTGTTCTAAAAGTAAGGTTTCTCCGTAGGGTGAATACCGGATTTTGCAGTTAAAATTGTTCTATTCTTCCGAATTCTCATTATCTTCAAATCCAATACGAAGTTCACCGACTTTATTTCCGTCTCCACCTTTGATGTTGACATTCTTATCGGCTTCCCATCCATTCCAGGCACCAAGAATCCGGGCCGCTTCTGTTTTGCCATTGAACTCATAGGTAACCTCTCCTCTCTTATTCTGTATCTTCTTCAATGCGTTACGGGCACGTTTGGGAAGTTGGGAAGGAGTTCTCATTTTTGTTTTCCCGGTTGCAGGGTCAACAAAATGAAGATCATCGGGATTGGCAAGTACTATATCCATTAATACCCTCTCAACAGTTTTCCTCTCTACTTCAGACTCTTTCGCTCTCTGCGCCTTAATCTCATTTATCCTTGTACTAACCTTGCTATTTGCTAATAGTCTACTGGCAGCGCTCCAAATCGTTTCAGGCTTCATGTTGGAAGTATTATAAGACATTCTATATGCTTCACTTGCATTACCTTCTGTATCAACGTAATATTTACAGAATTTCTCTTGCTTAAATGTTAATGGTTCCTCTCGCTTTCCCATATCAATTATTGTTTATTCCTATAAGAAAAAGAAGCTGCTCTCTATCTTTTAAAAGCTCATAGGTGGCAAGTAATGTACTGCCGGTTGTTAATATGTCATCGTACACTATTATCTTCTTTTCCCTTATCGGACGAAGAAGAAAGAATTCCGGATTCAATCTATCTTTAGTTAGGCACTGAATTGCATTCTCATAGAATGGTATTTTCACCGCCCCAGCTATTTTCGTGCAGATAGAGGTTGCAAAATGAAAGCCCTCGTAGTGTCTCCGTCGCGGTGTGGTGACTATACACCATCCTTCACATCCCCCTACAATGAAGCGGTGGAGAAACTCACACGCTCTCTCTGCAAAGAATGATGCAAGTTCCTCCGACTGTTTAATTTCTGAAAAGCTGGTACCAGTCTTGGAACGGGTGAACTGGGAGATGTAATAGATATCACCCTTTTTATGAAGTGATACCTTTTCTTTCAGATCACATAACCGTTCCTGATGAGACCAGCTCTTATATTTCACCGCTTCCGGCTTATCCCAGTCATCAATACGACATATCTTTCCCTTTCCTTTCATCAAAGATCTTCTTTACTCCGTCCTCGACAGATGTGTAAGACAAAGGTACTAAATAGATATCCCGGTTCACCGACTGCTCCAAATTGTCAAAATCCCGTTTTTCATTAATTAGCTCAATTTCAAGCGGTTTGTAGTATTTTACTAAAGAAGCAAAATACATAGTAGTCACAGGTTGGACGTTACAAATATTGATAAGTTGCCGGTTACAACCCACCGAATAGATAAGCCCCTCAATGACATCATCTATGTAAGTGAAGCACCGGATATTCTGACCACAGTTGTATAATGACACGTTTTCCTTTTCCATCAGGAACCAGAGAAGAGTTCTTTTTCGCGGATTAGGTCCATATACATTATGCAGCCGGCACCCGGTCGCAGCCTTACAATAGATAGATGCATACTGTTCATCGAAATACTTACTTATTCCATACATGGAAGTGGTATTCTCCGGATTAGCCGTTGACGAACTGGCATATACTAACTTCACACGATTTTGATTACAAACATCAGCTATTCGCATGAAAGTATCAATGTTATCCTTCCTGATTTGTTCCAGGTTTCCATTAAACACACTGGTTTGCGCCGCCAAATGGAACACACAATCAATCCCCCCATTCTTCAGGAGCTCACATACTTTTGTGGCTTCAGTACCAGACTTTCGATCAAGTCCTATGACTTCAACACCTCTTTTTGTCAATTCGCGGCAAAGGGCTTTTCCTATAAACCCCTCACTGCCGGTTACAATTATTTTTCTCATCATCACAAAAAATAAAGGTGTATCGAATAAACAATACACCAAAGGTTCAACAATTATATAAATTTCAGTTCTTATTATTACAATCTTTCCTTACCTTTGCAATATGAATAAAGACAGAAAAAGAGTTCTAATAATAGGTAACGGATTTGACCTTTGTTTAGGCAGAAAGACTTCATACAAGGACTTTTGCCAATCTGAATTTTGTCCCAAAGACTACCCATCTCCTTTAATCAAACATCTAAATGACAAATGGAACGATAATTTAGATGCTGTAAAATGGTATGATTTGGAGAATGAGTTATACAATTATTATATAAGAATCAAAAACAATAATGGGCAAATAATAGACCTATACAACGATAAAGAAAGGAACGTTTTAGAACAAATTCAAGCAAATGGACCAGTCACAGATTCTTATGAATGTATAAAATCTAATGTAGATATTGTTAATAATCTGTTAAAAAACGGAATATTAATCTTGCCACGCTTTTCTTGTTATATCAGTTTCTCGCATGAAGATATATTAAATCCTCCTATTGAACGAGACCAAAAAGCCTTACAACTCATAAAAAATGGATTAATACAATATCTCATAAAAGTGCAACAAGAAACTATTAACGAAAATTCTATAGCTGCAATTGTCGCAAGAGCATTTATGCAGAATAAATCAAATGATCAAATTGTCATATATTCTTTTAACTACACGAGTTTTAGTGAAGTAGCTCCTAATTCCAGTTTTGCAATGGAGTTTAATGATACAATAAACTATGTACATGGATGTATCTTAGATAGAAATATTATATTAGGAACAAAAGACGAGAAAATTATTCATAACTATGACTTCATACAGAAATCATTTGATTCTCAATATAATCCTCCTGCTATGGTATATGATTTAATGGATGCTGATGATATTACAATATTTGGGCATTCATTAGGCATAAATGACAGCCAATATTTTAAAGCCTTTTTTGAAAGACAATCTTCATCCACTAATCCCCAAAAGAAGAATATTACAATATTCACTAAAGACGCAAAATCGGAAATTGAGATAAAACGCTCACTACAAGAAATGACAAATTGGAATTTGACATCTTTATATGGATTGAATAATCTCCAAATAATTAAAACAGATGAATGTGTCAATAATCCAACCTTATTAAGAAAATACATCAAAATGTATGTTGACAATGAAGAAGATATTGACAGTATAATTCATATCTAACTATTATGTTACTATTATTCTGTACTATTGTTATTTACTCCATTTACTACCACAGTATACACATCGGTCATACTCTCCATAGCTAACGACTTGATTCCTTTCATTTACGACCAAATTACACAAGCAGATATCGTCCTCTGAATTGATATTGGGATACTCCCAAAATGACAATTTCCCTTTAGCCGGTATCGGCTCTGGAAATAATATAGGATTAGCTAGTACCCAGTTATAAATAGGATTTTCATAATAGCCTTTACTATCATCGGATTTCTCTGCCCATTTAGAAGGATGATTAATAGAGCATCCAATTATTTCTACACTTCCAATGATAGCAGAATTGACAATGCCCTCTGCGCATATTATTTTTCGTTGAAACTCAACAGGCAGACTATCCCATTGAGCTTTTGTAAATACACTATTGGGATTTCTCATTTCTACAGGTTTCCCACTTGCATGGATTAACACTCTATGCCCTATGTATTTCCATGGACACGCCCAGGTACGGTTCTCGATATCTTTGATACCATGAACTATCAAAGAAGCCCATGGTTGTTTTATTGTTATTGCTTTCATATATTATTTTTTATTATTACATTTGGGCTTCATTTGCAATGTTGCAAATGACTAATTTTTTTAATTATGAAAAAATTAATTAGAAAAAGCATTCTATAGCTTTACTACCGTACGGCTATGGCAATGCTTAAAATTGAGTAGACGGTAGGTTGGGACTTTGTGCAAAACTGTATTGACCTTTTATAGTGGTTAATAGAGAAAATTACTTAGCACAGCTAAGTCCCTAAAT